GTAGATTTTAAAGTCACCTTTTTCTGTAGTTACAACAGAAGATTTTAAGTATGCTACACATCCATTTAGGTTAGGTGTATATTCATAACTTTGTTCTTCACTCATCCCATTGTTATCAATTCTGTTATAATCATCTTCTTGGATTCCAATAATTTCATAACCTTTATTGTTCCAATTTTCATCAACAGAAAACACACTATAAGGGTGTCTGTCTGACCAACCAAATCTAGTTGCACCTGAACCAACCTCTACTTTGTAGTCAGCAGGGAAACCTGTGTCTTCTATTGTTCTGATTTGTGAAATACTATAATTTTTTTTCATTTGTTTTACTCCTAATTAATAATGATACCAATATAGCACATCTGAGAATATAGTCAAATATTAATTGTATATTTATTTTTATCCACATTTTTTTATGAGGGGGGTATCACAATTATCCTACCCCCCCCCATATTTTGCAAGGAGGGGGTATATCATTTTTTTATATATTTTTATTTATATAATTAAATCAATAACTTATATGACTACTGAATAGGTCTAACTATCCTCATCATCTTCAATAATATCATGTTCAATTATTTTATTATGCTCTGCCATCCTCTGCTCTACCTCTTGTAAGGCAGTGCTGAAGTCATTTCCCACTGATATATTGAGTTCAGCAGGTAAGAATCTAGCAAGATTACCAAGAACTCTACTGACCTGACCTGTTTCAATCATTTCATCTGCAATTAATTGGGGCAATGGTCTGCCCCTCTTTTCACACTCATCTATTGCTTCTTTAATACTATTTCTTACCAAAATAACTGATGAGAATGTAGGTGATGTACCTTTTGGTCTTCCTCTTGGTCTTTTTATAATCTGCTTATCATCATTTTTTAATTGTTTAACCATTTGTATTTTATAATTTAATTTAAATAAAAAATCAACAGTCTTTACAACCTAATTAAATTGGACTATAATTATCACAATTATTATTAACTTAAAGCGAGGTACACAATGTTGTTATATCAATATGAGCAATTTACAATCTTTTTTCAAGAAAGAGAGAAGATGTTTATTTGTTACAAAGACAATCAATTTCATAGACACCAACCCTACCACAAACCTGTCACAACTCTCTTTCAATTGAAAGATGATGCAATGACATGGTTTGATGAATGGGTAAATAAAAAACCTAAACCTAATTATTTAGTAGCTGATGTTGAGGACTCTGCTCAAACAATGGCAAGTTTTAGAAACAGTTTATACACTACTGAATAATCAAACCTATAAAAGGGTAGTTCACTCCTAGCTACCCTTTTTCTTTTGGGTAAATAATTTCAATCCCCAATCTTACTTGTTCTTCTGACCTTGCTCTATTAATTAATTTACCTTTTGTCCTCTTATGATAACCCTCTTTAGTTACATAATCACACCCTCTAAAACTTCTTGCCTTTACATCATATGCCTTAAATTCACCTGTAACTCTATTTAATGTGACAATATCTACCAACCCAAGTCCAAGCAATGGTGTGAAAACAATCAGTTCAGGGTCTTCTGTAAATTCTAATTGCACCTCTAATTCTGCCATTATCCCACTAATTACTTTCTTATTTCTATGCCCCATCAAGAAATACCAAAATGATTAGCAAGGAAGTTTAAAGCATCTCTGAGCCTATTCATGCTAACTCTCCTATTATGGTACTCCTTAGCATCAAGACTTGTAGCTGTTGACCCCTCAAACACAACCCACTGCACCACTCTAAACATATTAATTGGTAGCTTACTCATTGCTTTTATGTAATCTGAAAATGCAATATTATCACCATCAAAAGAACTTATAGAGCCATCAACCTTTGCATCAAACTTCATTGATGATGGTCTAGCACCCTTAGAATGGATTGTTAATAAGTATTGAGCAGTATTATATTGTTTAGAATCAATCAAACCTCTTTGATAATATCTATCAATTAAAGTTTGGGACATGATTCTTCTTCTAAGTTTTGAACCTGCTGTTAAACCTGTAGGTTCATCCTTATAGATTTCACCACTTACTCTTTCTTCTGTGCCTAAATCTGACTTGATATATTTTATCATCAGTCACTAATTGATTTATTCAGTATTGATGAGAAATCAATATCTGCTACAGTTTTTCCCTTTTTATTATTTGATGTTTTATCTTGTTGGACATGTTCCATTGACATGCAAGAACCATATAGGCAAAGATAGTTAATACAATCAACCAAACTATCCTCATCATAATTGTTCAAATCTAATCTTGCCAACTTCATCTCTGCCATCATCCTAGCTACAGTTGATGGTGTTATTTTTTCACCTGATGCAAAACTAAATCTCTTTGCTTTTCTTTGAAACAAATCATAATGTGTTCCATACTCATTACCTCTATCTTTTAAAATAGAAGCACATTGTGTTAAGAACTCACTTGGTTCTTTTAACTCTTTATATCTAAAAGGGGACTTCGTCATTGAAATAATCCTTATCTTCTTTTGGTTGCACATCTACAACTTTAGCTTCCCTTATGTCAGCTTTATCAAGTTGCTCTTTTATCATGGTGGTCATTTTATAATCTCTAACCATTGCCATAATCTCTGACATTGTATAAAAACAATCAATATCACTTCTCTTGTTTTTTGCATACAATAATTTATCTTCTTCTTTAATTATTCCTATAGTTTTTCCATCAGCATCACCAACCCAAATTTCAGGCAACTCATACAACTTATTATCTTCAACATATTTTCTCATAGCTTCTAATCCCCTTACACAAATTTCTTTTCTCATTGATAATTCTTTGACATAACTTTTATAATTATACTCATCCATTCTTTTTATTGTTACAGCAAATTTCATAATTGCTGAATCAAATCTCTCTGCCATATCTTTCTCAACCAAATTAGGCAATCCATTAAATCCATATATCTCATCATACTTTTCTTGCAACAATAGATACTGTTCTATGGTGTCCCAAAATGACTGATTTTGATATGCTTTAACTCCTACTCTCTGACCACCTTTTCTATCAAAGAAATCATGGTGTTCTGTTCTACCTCTTAACAACTTCAATTGTACCTCACATACATGTGTGTGTAGTAGTATGTAGTGCTATATATAATATAGCTACTACACACAACATTACATACACATTTAGCAATACTACAGTCAGTAAGACTTTCAGCTATTTTTCTGCACTTTTTCCACATTTACCATTTTCCTCATTTTGTAGTAGTAAAAACACCCCTATTTTACTACACACATTAGATAAATAAATCAGGTTGAACTGTCATATCAATGTCAATACATTCATATCTACCATTCTGACCTTTTGGGTATGGCTTTAATTCAACTTTCAAATCTTTTATCAACTTTTTTTTATCTCTTTTGGCAGCATTTATATATATATATCTTAATGTTGGTTTCATTTTAACCTGCTCTACAATCTTACCTTTTTTGTCTAACCCTCTGCGCATATCATATGATGAACCATCTTCAAAAATAAACTTGGTCTTTGGATTTGACTCACCTGTATACAACCAATTTGTTGCCTGATAAATGTACCCATGATGATTATTGTTAGGGTCTGCATATGAAACTAATGCTGTTGGTTTTGGTATTAATTTTATGCACTGAGATACAAAATAACTTAATATATTTTTCTCATTTGTTTGATTTATGACTAACCTATTTAATTCAAGAGTTCTCACTTTTATAGTATGAAATAAACAATCACCATCATTGTAATGGTAGTTTGCTGAACTACCAAATGTGCAAACACCATGAAGTTTGTAATCATTATCTATCAGTCCAAAACAGAATGAAACATTTGTCAGTCTTCTTGCATAATGTTTTTTTAATAACCAATCTTTATATTCATGGTTCTTTAATTCTGTTACTTTGTACTTTTCATCTAACATAAATATTCACAACCTGTTTTCCCCTAATGCAATGAACTTAGTTGTCTGACCTTTTCTATATGCTTTTGGGTCTACTCTATGTGCATCAATTGTTTCTTCTCTTAGTACATCTTCTTCAATCCACACCTTGAGCATACTAGATACTCTTTTTCTAATTGCAGGTGCATTGATGTCAAAGTCTAAGAAGTCTGCTATGAACTCATGCACTGACATCTTGTAATCATTTTTGACTGCTCTGATATTAGTAAGAAGATATATTTGGCAATCTCTAATAGAGTTCATTAAATTGACTATCTTGTCTTTTGATATGCCCTCAAATGCAGATGGTGGTGTGTAACTTTCAATAACAACAACTTCATCATTATTGGGTAGGAACTCACCTGTCTTTTTATACCAAACTATTTGGTCAAGTGGTCTTGATAGATTATTCTTACCTGCAGGTTCAATCTTAAAATAATCTACATGATTATCTATAGCTAGTTGCTCACTGACTTCTTTGCTCATTCTATTTAACACTCTTGCACTTCTTACTGCACCTATCAGTGAACTACCACCTCTTGCATCTTCAGGTGATACATTAGTTTGGTTTGCTTGTATTTTCCTAGTGTGATGAACTACCTCAATTGCAATATTACATCTATCTGCTAATTGGCTCAGTGTCTTTGCGAGAGTTCTAAAGTTCTCAACTGACTCTGTAGATGTGTGCAGATTTGCAAGTGGGTCAAATATCAATAAATCAATTTCTTCAGTCTTAACAAATTCTTCTATAATCTGTATTGCTTCTTCATTAACTGTGCCATACTCACCAATCATCAATAGTATCTCATGCTCTCTGCCTGATGAGATATATAAGTCATGCAATTCTTCTTGCTTAATCTCATAGTGTTGTGCCACTGCATACACTCTTTTCTGTATCTCTGAGTATGGGTCTTCTGAATTATGATATGCAACCTTACATTTCTTTGTTGCCACATTGAGCAAATCTCTATTTGTTGCCATGCAGATTGCTTCAGTCAGAACTAGGCTACTTTTACCTATCCCACCTTGTGATGCAGTTAAGGAGCAATATCCTCTGATATAATGTTTGTTGCCATACAAGAAATCTGTCTGTGGTATGGACAAGGGGTCAATAGGTGTCCATCTTCTAAATACAGATGTATCTAGTTTTGGTACACTTGCTGCGCTATTTGTTGTTAAAATTGGTCTATTAAACCCCTTGTTTCTTGCACTCTCAATAGCACCATCTATTTCTTTTATAGTTTGGTCTACTGAATATCCTGCTTGTGTTATACCTGTCAGGACACTGTGTATCTCTGCATCTGATTTATTTCTTGCTACCAATGATGCTACAACTCTTATCATATTGTCATGCCAATAGTTGCCTTGTCTGATATTTGTGAGTGCTTGTTCTATATCTAACTTCTCAGTTCTATCAAAATCTGTGAAGTTTATATTGTAGTTTTGAGTGATACTTTGGTATGGAAAAGTTTTTTTAAGGGTCTGTATGGTCTTTAAATCACCCCCAATTTTCACATAACTGCTGATTTCTGTGACTCTACCTCTTTCAAGTTTAGCTTTATTAGGGTAATTGATAGTGCCACCCAACCTCATAATTCTTGATGGATTGGTCACAACAGGGTCACTCTTTAACTTATGTGCTATCCCCTTTTGCAACATTGACCATGACTCAAGGTCTGTCATTGGCTCATCCAACTCATAATATATGTGACCTCTTTTAGGACTCATACCTGTGTAGACTCCAAAGCTACCTTTAAAATCTTCTTTAAATGATTTGTTTACATTCTTCATTGACTCAGTGTCATCACAATCACAAAAACAAAAGAAACTTCCAATGATGTCTTCATCTCTTGCATAGATGCCGTTGGACTGTGCATTGATTGGATTGACTGTAATATATATATTGTATTTTTCTTGATTCAATCTTGTGGCAAATTCCACTGCTTGATTGATTTGTTTGTTTGTATATTTGTGTGAGATGGTGGGTTTATTGTCACCTATACATCTGATTTCAAACAGTGCATTTTCATTCAACTCATCCCATCTCTTGGTCAGTTGCTTTAGGTGTGTCACCATATGTTCTGTATGCAATTGCATTATTACCCCTTTGGTAGATGGTGGTGTAGGGATGGGACACCACCATCTGTTCTTTAAAATTCACTATCTGCAGGTAAAACTACTACTTCTTCAGATGTGTCTTTGTTCTTGTCTTGGTCAACTTCAAGTATGAATGGTCTTGTGACCCAATCAATAACTTTCAGTTTTGGCACTACTGTACCCCCTACTTTGAATTGTAAAGGTTCTGCCTTTTCCATATAAACTCTAGGAAGTTTATCCATTGGTTTACCATTTATTTGTGGACTAAGATGTTTAAATGCTTCTATTACACTGACCCCACTTTGTGTCCAATAGAACATCTTATCCTCACCAATGGCAACAGGAATACTAATACCTTGTTTATAATCAGCATCAGGTTTTGGCTTCCAATTCTTTAGGTCATCATTGAAGACCCAATCAGGTCTACCATTGTCAAACTTTGACCACCCTGTCTTCATGTTATGGATGTCCAATACAACACCTTTATCTTTCTTTGTGATTGCTGTGACTACTTTCTTTGTGCCATCTTTCAGCTTCACCATAAAAGAAGCAGGTGGTATTTCCATGTCTTGTGTACCCTTAGGTTTAAAAGACATGTAACCATCATGCAGACTTTCAGTGGTCTGTTCCTCATTAAATGTTATTTCAAATTTTGCCATTATATGCTCTCTTTCTCTTGGTTGTAAAACTCTTTCAATTCATTTTCACCTGTCCAATAGAATGTATTGGTTTGTGGTATACATTGTCTTGCTTCTTCAGGTGTAAACTTTTCACAAAACTTATTCATCCTATTTACTGTCAATCTTGCTTCTTCCATTAGTTGTGTAACATCCCCATCTTCTTTAAAAGCAAACCCTCTTGGTGTGACATAACAAAACTTAACTGAATGGTTGCTCTTTGCCATTTGATATATGGCTCTTTGTAATTGGTGGTCATATGACTGTGTTGATGGCATCCTGTGTGTTGTCTTCAAATCAATTACTGTACCATCAGGATAAACCAAATCTAAGAAACCTATGAAGTCAACTTCCCAATCGTTGACAGTATCTTTCATTGTGAACTTAATTCTTTCTTGGTCACCATTATCAAACTCAGGACATCCAAATTCTTCTAATGCTTCAACTGAGTTTCTAATAAAT